TCGGCGGGTTATTGCTTTGCAAGACTCCTGAAGAGATTGTTGGACAGCGTAATCAACATTATGCAAACCAAACGCAAGCTCAAACGGATGCTGTAGACAATCACTTAATGCGCCAAAGCGATGCGCGGATGCCGCTCTTTAAAGAGAGTAAGTCTGCAACGACCTTTGGTAAAGGTTCTTAAATTTAATTTTTGGAGTTAAACATGGCTTACCCCACTATTGAAAAGCCTTATGGCTTTAAGCCAATCAATCTGATTGGTGGTCAGGTGTTCGCCGGTTCCACTCGTAAGATGCGTATTGCTAGTGCATATGCAACTTCGATTGGTTACGGTGATCTGTTAGTTCGTGCAACTGATGGTACTGTTGAGCGTTCGGCTGCTACAACTACTAAACCCACTGGCGGCTTCGCTGGCGTGTTTCTTGGTTGCGAGTTCATCAACCCAAGTACTGGTCAACTGCAATTTCAACAAAACTTTATCGGTGGTACAACAGTAACAACCGGTTACATCACAGCTTATGTTTGTGATGATCCAGATGCACTGTTCCAAGTTGCTGTCGTTTCTGGCACAACAGTTGTGACCGGCGTTCAATTTACTTCTGTTGGCAATAACGCAACAATCGTAAACAACACCACGATCACCAATGCTGGTAACTCACAAGTTGCACTTCTTGATTCGACTGCTGATACAGCTACGCTGACCATCCGCATCGTTGATGTTGTGCCTGACACCGCTTATATTTCTGGCGGCAACACGCTGTATCCTGAAGTGATCGTAAAGTTCAACTTCGGCATGCATGCATACGAAACCGCCGTCGGCGTATAAGGAGCTAAATCATGGCTATTTCACGCGCACAACTATTGAAAGAGCTGCTCCCCGGCCTGAACGCATTGTTCGGTCTGGAGTACGCACGTTATGGTGAGCAACACAAAGAGATCTACGAAACAGAGACCTCTGAGCGTTCGTTCGAAGAAGAAACCAAACTCTCTGGCTTTTCGGCTGCACCTGTTAAGAACGAAGGTTCTGCAATTGCATACGACAACGCTCAGGAAGCTTGGACTGCTCGATACAACCATGAAACCATCGCACTAGGGTTTTCCCTTACGGAAGAAGCAATTGAAGATAACCTGTACGACTCTTTGTCGGCTCGTTATACCAAGGCTCTCGCCCGCGCAATGGCTTACACCAAGCAAGTCAAGGCTGCTGCTGTTCTGAACAACGGCTTCTCAGCGTCCTACACGGGCGGTGACGGAGTTGCACTGTTTAGCGCATCACACCCATTGGTTGGCGGTGGCGTTAACAGCAACATTCCCGGAACCCCTGCAGACTTGAACGAAACTTCGTTGGAAAACGCAGTTATTCAAATCGCTGCTTGGACCGATGAACGTGGTCTGTTGATCGCTGCTAAGCCTAAGAAGTTGGTCATTCCTCCTGCACTTCAGTTCGTTGCAACTCGCTTGCTCGAAACGGAACTCCGTGTTGGTACGGCTGACAACGACATCAACGCAATCAAGAACAACGGTTCGATTTCGGAAGGTTACACAGTTAACAACTTCCTGACCGACACCAATGCTTGGTTCTTGACGACTGATGTGCCTAACGGCATGAAGCACTTTGTTCGTACTCCTTTGTCGCAGTCGATGGATGGTGACTTTGACACAGGTAACGTACGTTACAAGAGCCGTGAGCGTTACAGCTTCGGGTGGAGCGATCCGCTTGGAATGTACGGCTCAGCTGGGGCTTAACAACCTTAGTAAAATCAAGCATTTAGCTTGATTAGCCCCCACTCACAAGGTGGGGGTTTTTATTTGGTTGACATAGATTCAAACATAAAGTATATTTCCTGTGTCAAAGTCAATTACAGGAGATTACCGTGGAACACCCAAAAACCAGAGCTGAAGCAAAACAAGCTGGAGTTAAGTATTACTTCACCGGCGAACCATGTAAACATGGGCATATAGCCCTACGTAAAACTAAAGGCTCTTGTGTAGAGTGTTTAAAATTGGAATGGGAGGAAAGCAAAACTAAGCGGGCGGAGTATTTTGCTCAATACAATAAGTCAGATGCGGGTCAAGCCGCCAAGCAAAAGTATTACGAAGCAAACAAAGAGCTTGTAATAACAAAAGCGTTAAGCCGGGATAACGCTCAACGTCAGCAATACAGAAAAACGTGGAAGAAAAATCACCCAGATACCGTAAAGGTGGATACAAATAACCGTCGTAGACGACATAAAAACGCATGTCCTCCTTGGCTTACCTCTGAACATAAAGCACAGATTAAAAAATTATATCTTGACGCCTTAACGGTTACGCAGATTACCGGGATACAGTACGTAGTTGACCATATCGTGCCTTTGCGCAGTGACGAAGTCTGCGGGCTTCATGTGCCGTGGAACCTGCGTGTAATTACACAGGAAGATAATTTAAAAAAGTCCAACAAACTCCTTGCACCATAACTAAATAAAGCGTATAAATACATTATCTGGGAACCCCCAGTTTCACTGACCGCCCCAGCGGACGATGCAGAGACAGTGAAACGAAGTACTGCATATACAGGAGCCTATCATGGCATCAACTACCTTCTCCGGTCCAGTTACCTCGACCAATGGATTCATCGGCGCTGTTACGGGCGCAGTCACTGGCAACGTTACAGGCACAGTTACCGGCAACGTAGACGCAACTGCTGGTTACATTCAGATTCGTACAGCTACAAGCGTTCAAATTGCTGCCGCGTCAAACGCAGTTAACACAGTTGGCAAAGCTGCAGGCACAATCGTGTTTGACACAACGCTTAGCACACTGAAGATTGCTACTGGTGCAACGGCTACTAGCACTTGGGTTAACGCTGACGGCACAACTGCTGTTACACCGTCTTAATTAGCTCACCCACTTTGGTGGGCTTTTGTGTTTATAGGAGCTAATTATGCAAACTGATGTAATGACCGCTATTGTTGCGGCTACTGGAACGGCGTATGCCGCACGAACTCGTGTACGTGGGCTGCTTGTTGTACCTTCTGCATCGGCTGGTTCAGTCGTTTTAAAAGATGGTGGCGCAAGCGGAACAACGTTAATGTCTATTGCAACAGCCGCAAACGGTGAGCCATTTAGTGTGGTGATCCCTGCTAACGGCGTGTTGTTTGAGACAGATGTTCACGCAACGCTTTCAAACGCGGCTGTAACGGTGTTCTATGGCTAAGAAGAATCCCTCTCTGGCGGTCGGGCGTGGCGAGAAGCTTCCCGTATCCAAGGGAGCGGGTCTTACTGCCAAAGGTCGTGCAAAGTACAACGCTGCAACTGGATCAAACCTAAAGGCTCCACAGCCCGAAGGTGGTCCACGCAAGAAGTCTTTCTGCGCACGTATGTCTGGTATGCCGGGTCCAATGAAGGACGAGAAAGGTCGTCCAACACGAAAAGCCGCGAGTCTAAAGAGATGGAAGTGTTAAATGGAAGAATCCGTGCAGACCGCCCGTGAACTTGCTACCCACGCAAATGAGATTAAACATTTGCAGCAGGACATGGACAAGCTCGTTCAGGATATGGATCAGGTCAAAAACACGTTGGCTGAAATTCAAAAAACTCTTTCCGAAGCTAAAGGTGGCTGGAGAGTGTTAATGTATTTTGGTGGCGCTGGTGGTGTTGTTGGTGGCGCTTTGACTTGGGTTGTTGATAGGATGTTTCGATAATGCCAGCCGTCTCAGCCAAACAAAAGAAGTTCATGGACGCCGCCGCGCATAACCCAGAGTTTGCAAAAAAAGCAGGCGTTCCTACAAATGTTGCAAAAGAATATTCCGTTGCAAGTAAAGGTCAGAAGTTTGGTCCTAATACACGCGCAGATTTACAAGGTATTAACAAACCCAAAACGGACCACGGGTCCATGAACCTCTTTAAGAAAGGTGGTGCTATGAAAGACGACATGATGCAAGACAAAGCAATGGCTAAAAAAGCTGTTGGTATGCATGAGGCACAGTTGCACGGCGGCAAGAAATCTAACATGACAAAACTTGCAAAAGGCGGATCTGCTTCTAGCCGTGCTGATGGATGCGCTGTAAAAGGCAAAACCAAAGGCACAATGATTTCGATGAAGTCCGGTGGCATGAGCTGCTAAGGAGATTATTATGCCAGCACCGATTGTTGTTCCAGCTATAGCCGCAGGTGTTGGCGCACTTGCTAGAAATGTTGCTAAAAAAGCAGCTACTAAAGGTATGAGCGGTGAAGCTAAAAAAGAGGCTGCTAAAAAAGCCGCTCAGGAAGCGAGAGAAGAAGCGCTAAAGAACGCCAAAACTGAGGTTAAAGATGGGGTAAAAGAAACATCTTACCCATATGTCGATCCAAAAAAAGCTGGTGATATACGTGATTTTGCGAGTCCTACATCGTCGTCTAGAAGCGCTCCACGTCTTACTGACGAATCATTAGACTATGCTGGTTTTAAAAAAGGTGGCAAAGTTAGCTCTGCTTCTAAACGAGCTGATGGCTGTGCTGTTCGTGGCAAAACAAAAGGTCGGATGCTATGATGGCTTCCCGTGGTATGGGTGCAATCAACCCATCTAAGATGCCCGACGGTAAGCGTAAAGCTCGCCGTGATGATACTGACTTCACGCAGTACGCTGAAGGTGGTAAAGTGAATGCTGCGGGCAATTACACAAAACCCGGTCTTCGCAAAAAGATTGTGTCCCAAGTAAAATCCGCAGCAACTCATGGTACGAATGCAGGTCAGTGGTCAGCTCGTAAGGCTCAACTTGTAGCTAAGAAGTACAAAGCAGCGGGTGGTGGTTATAAATGAGTAGCTTAGCAAAACCGCAACAATCTTTGAAATCTTGGGGTGACCAGAAATGGACAACCAAGTCAGGCAAGAAGTCGTCAGAGACTGGAGAGCGGTATTTGCCAAAGAAAGCCATTGATGCCTTATCACCTGCGGAGTATGCAGCTACAACCAAGGCGAAGCGTAAAGGTAAGGCGGCAGGCAAACAGTTTGTAGCCCAGCCAAAACGCATTGCTAAGAAGACATCAGGATTCAGATAATGTCCACATCCGGCCTATCGTCGTTTAACCTAGACCTAACAGAGCTTGTCGAAGAGGCGTTTGAACGCTGCGGCAAAGAGCTTCGGTCTGGCTACGACTTAAAAACTGCTCGTCGCAGTATTAACTTGCTGACGATTGAGTGGGCTAACCGTGGCATTAACCTGTGGACAATTGAGCAGGGTCAGATTCCAATGGTCACGGGGCAAGCAATATACGCACTGCCTTTGGATACGATTGATCTGCTTGATACCGTCGTGCGTACGGGTACTGGGTCAAACCAAGTTGATATTAATATCTCGCGTATCTCTGAGTCCACATACATTACGATTCCGACCAAGAACGCACAGGGTCGCCCTATTCAGGTGTGGATAAACCGTCAGTCTGGAAACACAAACGCAAACGTTGCAACAACATTAAGTAGCGCGGTTTCATTAACAGATACAACTATTAATGTGGTTTCGGCTGCGAACTTACCAAGCCAAGGGTACATTAAGATTGATAGCGAAATTATCATGTACCAGAACGTCAGTGGTAACCAACTACTGAACTGTTTTCGTGCGCAAGCAAATACTTTTGTTGGTGTCCATTCTAATGGCGCTCCTGTCTACCAAACTTTTGTTCCAAACATTAACGTCTGGCCTACGCCAAACGCGCCGGGCGATCAGTACACCTTTGTGTATTACAGGCTTCGTCGTATTCAAGATTCTGGCGGTGGTGTCTCTACACAAGACATCCCGTTTCGTTTTATCAACTGCATGGTTGCAGGGCTTGCGTTTAACCTGAGCGTTAAATTGCCGGACGTAGCCCCTGAGCGCGTGTTGTTTTTGAAACAAGACTATGAACAGCAGTTTCAACTTGCCGCTGATGAGGATCGTGAAAAGGCTTCTATACGGTTTGTGCCTCGACAACTTTTTTACTAAGGTGACGTATGCCTAGTAAATTTGCGTCAGGTAAATATGCGATTGCCGAGTGTGACCGGTGTGGTCAACGGTATAAGTTAAAAGAGCTACGGAAGCAAGTACTGAAGACTAAGCTGTATAACGTCAAGGTTTGTCCAAGTTGTTGGGACCCAGATCAGCCGCAGTTGCAGTTAGGTATGTATCCGGTTAATGACCCACAAGCAGTTCGGGAACCAAGACCAGACGTAAGTTACTTGGTATCAGGTAATAGCGGTTTGCAGATTAACCAGACGGGCATAGGTCCGTTGGGAGCTGGAAGCCCTGAAGGTGGTAGCAGAGTGTTTCAGTGGGGATGGAACCCTGTTGGTGGGGCAAGCGGTTTTGATACAGGTTTAACACCAAATGACTTGATCGCTAATGGTCAGGTTGGTACAGTTACAGTTACAAACACTTAAGGAGTTAATCATGTTTAAACGTGGCGCTGATGGCGTAGCAAAGAAAGGTAAAACAGTAGGCAAGAACCTTGGTAACAGCGGTCCAACCGTTACAGCACTAAAAGGTAAAGGCACCAAGTCTTCAGGTGGCGGAAAAACAAACGCTGACATGAAAGCAATGGGTCGCAACTTGGCTAAGATTGCAGCACAGAAACGAGGTTAATCATGGCTAAATTTAGCGCAAAAATGATGGGCAAAGAGGTCGGCGATGCTGGCATCTATGCTGAGCCACACACAATGAAAGGTGGCAAAGTTAGCATGAAGGATGCGGTAAGCCGTAAGCCCGACCCTAACACCCTGTCTGCAAGTCAGATGAATCCCGGAACACTTGCTGGTCGCGTAAGCGCTGGTAACCCTGACCGTGATGATGTCAAGACAACAGGTATTGAGACTCGCGGCAATGGTTGTGCAACGAAGGGTCGTATGGCTCGCGGACCAATGGCATAAGACATGAACTACGCACAGCTCGTCACTGCAATTGAAGACTA